GCGGGGTAAGCTCACCCGCCTTGTATCTCTCAAGCAGAGATTTCTCTTCTTCGCCGCCGGACTTAGAAGACTCTCCTCCCATCACAGGCTGTTTTTTGCCCGCTTGGTTGTCGTATGCCTCTTCCTTTCCAGCTTCACGATTATTGGAGATGATGTTTGAGATATTCTCAGCGATTGTGTCATTGTAACCCCGCTTTAAACGTTCGCTAAACGACATATTGTCTGGCAGGGCTTTTACCTTCTCGAAAATTTCATCAGTGAAATCTCCGGCGTAAGGCATTTTCCCTACCTCCTCAATCGCCTTGTCTCTCTCGGAAGCTTCAAGCCGTGTAGTAACGGGCTTCAACTCTTCAGCAATAACATTGCGTAGGAGTTTTACCGCTTCCTTTTGGGCTTGTTCTTCCTCTTCACCAGTCGGCTTGGGTGCCGCTGGCTGGCGCAATGCTTTTATTTCTGTCTCTAAAGCACGGGCTTTCTCGCGCCACTTATACATTCCTTTCTCGAAGTCCCTCTCTTTTTTCTCCTCTTTTTCATCAGGTTCTGCTGGTGCTTCAGCAGGCTGATCGGTTTTTTGTTCTCCACCCTCGGGCTGTGCGGGCTCCGGTGTCCCTTCACCGGCGTTTTGAGCCTCCAGATCTTCCTCTGGCATAATGGTCTCCTCTCTAATGCTCTTAATTTATTGAACGGTGAGCTATGCCGTTGAAATTTGACCTGTCCTAATGGACTGGTGACTGGAGTTTCCCCCAGTCATACGGCAGTTTTGGGAGTGCCGCCTTCCAGTCATCAACCCATTAAGTCTTAATAGAATTGTAAAATGCGATTTTATTTATCAATTTGCTGATTGCCCTAATCTCCGCTTTTAGCCGTGTATCTTCTGCTGGGTCATTGGATTTAATCAATTCTTGATTTAATTTATCGCCTTCCTCCGTCAACTCTTTTGCCACAATTTCCCAGCCAGTTGTTTCAATCATATCTTTAACAGCAATCGCTTTGTTTTTTTGCTCTTTAGCTAAAGTCATTGGCTCTCCATTTGTTCTGCTGGCGATGGTTGACCTTCTGGCGCTACGCCAGGTTGTTCTGCCGGCATTGGTGCCTGTTCTCCGCCTAACATTGTCTTAATCTTATCTATCTGGGCCAATACTCCTTGTTTTACTTGCTCTGGCTGTTGCTCAAAGCCCGGCTTTTGGGCAGTGGCGATCAATTCCCTCAACTTAAACACCAAGTCCATTTTCTGTTCATCTATTGTTTTGAAGATTGACTCATAATCAAGGTCAGCCGCTTTGAAAATCTCTTTATCTAAAACTTCGTGTTTCAGTTCCATATTATCGGCATAAAGTTCTTTAATGTTTAAAAGTTTAGCTAATTTATTAGTGGCGCTTTCCGCTAAGGTTGAAGATGACTGAACTTTATAAACCAAATCGCCAGTAACATTCGAGGGTTTGATATTTTCTAATTTTATATTGCCTTCCTTATCGGCAATCGCTATTGCCTTAGCTCGGTCAAACAAATTAGGGTCTTGATATAAAGCGATGCAAAGTTCTCCTACTCTTGTAATCGCCGTATCAATCAAAATTGCCTGCGGTCTAAATCTTAATTTGGTATTCTCATTGGCAATCGCCGCCCCGCCATAGGTATCTCCGCCCTTAAGAGATATATCATCGGTTACCAACAAAACATCATTAGCGCCTACTCTATTTTGCATCGTCGCCCGTATCATTCTTTGCTGATTGTCGATTGAAGGGGCTAAGTCCGCCAAATTATGCTCGACAATATCGTCCTGCTCATTGACCAGCCAAGGGGCGGAATTAACATATTTTAAAGTTCCCAAATCCACATTGCCGCTTCGTCTAATTTTTAAAGGTGGATTATTTCTGCGTTTATAGTTATCCGCTTTCATATTCTCAAGAGCATTTAATTCTTGACCTTGAGAATAAATCTCACCAATTAAAGATTCGCCGTGAAAGAAGGCGGCATCTTTGTTAAAATAAAGCGGCACAAAAGGAAAGTAATCGTGTTTATAAGGCGACTCATATTTCTTTTTATTTTTAATTGGTTTGGGTGTGATGTCCGTTTCCTCGTTGGCTATCACGACTCGGCACATTCTCTCTTCCCCAAGTTCATCTTCTTCAAGGTTCATCTTGAGCCACGCCTCCACTACCATATACAAGTCATCTGATTTGTGCGTGGACTCTCCCCCCTCTGTGCTGACTCCCATTGCTTGTAAAGTTTTGCGGCGATATTCCGAACTGCCAAGTTTAGAATCACTCAAAGTTTTAATGGCGTCTTTGTTATATCCCGCCTCGAGCATCTCTGATTTGGTCATCTCTCTAAAGTGATATATTGGCCAGCGGTCATCGAGTTCTAATTTACGCCTATGAGGTAAAACATAATTTGAATCAATAATCTCCAGTTTGGGGTGGTCTGTTTTGGCGTCTTGATAGTCCCAACCTACCTTTAACCAAGCAGTATCAAAATAGAAAGTATTTTTCTGCCACATCAAGAATTTATATTCAAAATTATTGATATCGTAGGTATAGTCTAAAAGTTCGCCCATCAAATCAGCGGCGGGATAATCCCGTTCAGGATTGCGCCCCTCAACTTTAGCAAAAGGCAGTCTTGAGGTCAGAATTGGCCAGACGCTATCGGCCAAAGTAGCGGCGTAAGGCACGTGAAAATTGGCTTCTGACTTATACTTCCGCTCGGGTGTTTTGCCCTTATACATTTTAAAGTTTCTGTTCCATTGAGCAAAAAGAGGCCTATGGAACTCATAAGTTGTTTGGAAGCCTTTATTTATTCTGTCAATGAGGTCTTTTTTAGTTATCAAAAAAACTCCCTATAGTTGGGAGTCATACTTATACGGCTACCCGTAAAGGACATATCCGTTTATTTATTTACATTATAGCATACTTTTAGCTTTTTGTCAAGAGCTTAAAAGATTTTCGCCGTTCGCCACTTTTTATCAATGATATATTTTTCTTTGCAACTCCAGCACTGGGCAATAAAATACTGTTCTTTTTTAAACTCTAAAACTAAAAATCCCCGCTTGGCTTGTATGGTATTGCAGTGCGGACAGAATATCGGATTATTCAAAATATGGTTCGTTTTGTCTTTGTCTGACGACACGCTGCGCCTCCTGTTCAATCCCTACTTGTGAGGGCTTGGGACATATTTGGTATAATTGCCAAGCGATTGCCAAAGCCATTATTAAATCATCGTGCGCTCCGCTTTCCGCTTGGGCTTTCCAGCTTGACGAAGTTTGCATTACCACAAAAGCAAACATTTCATTGACGGTTTCTTTGTCATAAATTGTAATTAGTTTTTTATCTACGGCATCTTTTAAATCTGACAACATTTTAGGGCGAGTGGCAGTATTGGTATCCCAGCCATATCGAACTGCCTCTGGGGCTTCTGTGCGTCCAAAGGAAGGCATTTTAAAGACTTCGAACTTATTGGCTCGGTTTAACGAAGCCAATCGCTCCATTTCAAAGAGGCCTCCATTTTGTCTTTCATAAGCCACCACTGGTCTATATCCCGTTTCCTCAAAAATTTTATTTAGAACAGGAAAAAGCTCATTAGTCATCTCTGAAGCCATCTTCTTTGAATAATAGACCAAAGGCACATCTAAATTGGTAGCAGAAAGAAACTGAAGCGCTGAATAGTCCAATCCGCCTGCCGCTGTGTCGCCGCCAACAACAATAAATTCATTTTTCAGTCGGCGATATTGTTTAAACATATTGCACCCCATCTGTCATTGGTGTTTGAGTTGCCTTTAAGTGTTCTTGAAGCATTAAATTATCAAAGTATTGTTCACCCGAGGTCAGAAATGCCTCCTCGGGTGTTTCGGGATATTCTTGAGGAAACATTTTACCAAGTTCTTTTTTCTTTTGTTCTAAAAATTCAGCCGAATAAAAATCGCTGGCTTTGTAAAATAGCGGCTTATATCCTGCTTCACCCCTCACCGCCTGATCCCAAAGTGTTTTAAATTCATTAAATCCATTAGCGGTGGTTTCAATAGTGGTTTTACCTGTAGGCACCACCGCTTGAGTGGCGGCGGCCAATACTTTGTTTAGTTGCTTGTAAAAAGCCGCTTCCGATAAGTGAAGTTTAGTAATCGTTTTTGAACGCCCAAAGTCGTAGTTCTCCGCCGTGCCAATAGTATATTTTGAATTGGTTGCTTCATTAACCATCTCATATTTAGAGTTGTATTTTAAGGGAACTTTTAACTCCCACTTTTCCTCGTAGGATTTGATAAAAAATTTTGCCCGCTCCAGCAATTCTTCCGCATTATCTGAAATATCGGCCACAATCGCTAATCGAGAATTGTCTTTTAAAATAAAATCAGCGGCAAACTCCGCCAGTATTAAAGACGAAAAGCCCTGTTGTCTGGCTTTTAAAATTATATCTTTTTGAGTGCTGTCTTCTAATAGATATTTGTTCTGGATTTTATTTAAAATAAAAGGGACAACTTGGCTCTCTTTGTTGATTATTGAAAAATTATCTTCAAAAATTTCCTTATACTTCATACTTTTCTCGCTGGCTTTCTATGTGCTGGTGGAAGTGAAGCCCAAGCTCAACCACATTATCAAACCCTAATCTTTTATAGGCCATTTCTACAAACTTGGCTCTGCTTTGCCAGTCGGGAACTTCGATAAAATCGTTAATCGGTTTGCCATCTTTACCCCCGGGAAAAACTTGAGCAGAGATAACTTTATTGGCTTCAAGCCCTTGATTATGAACTCTTAAAATTTTGTTAATTGGTAGATACTTTTTAAGTATCCTCTGATAATATTTAGATTGAGTTAATTTTTTTGGAGTTTTAGCAGTTGCCGGTGAATAGTTTGCTTTTCTCATTGCTCCAGATACTGATTTTCCGCCATTTTCCACCAAATTTTTAACTGCTCTCTGTTGTAACAAAGTTCCCATCATATTTTTCCAATAATTCCATTTTCTTTTTCATCAAAGCGATATTTTCCCGTAAGGTCTGAATAGTCTGTTTGTGATTTTCTATTTCTTTCTCAATTTGCGTCAAATTATCGCCTTCCAGTTTAATCCTTGCCCCACTTTTTAATTGAATATCCAACTGATGGCTGACAAGCATCATCTCCCCAGCGTCAATTGCTATTTGTAATTCGTGTTTTAATGCTTTTTTAATTTGTTTTAAGTTCATAATCCTCCTTTATAACTCTTCACAAATTCTTCTATTTTTTCTTGCACCTTTTTTTGAGCATCTCTCACCACACCACTAAAATCGTTTGATTTCGTCATCGCCTCTTCCACTATATTTTGCCAGTTTTTCTGTTTAGGGTCTAAAAATGTTACTGGCACTCCTACGCCTTCATACATTAATCTAATTTTAAAGCCCTTTCAATCTCTTTATTGCGGGCTTCGGCTCGTCTTCCTAATTCTTTTCTTGGAATAGTTATGGCAAGATATTTCATTGCAACTTCTCAATTATCCCCTTCATATATGCCTTATTGAACTTCACTCTTTCCTTTCTTTTTTCTTGGAGAGAATTATTCCACTCCTGCCCTTTGACCTTTAATATGGTTGCCACGATGTAAGGGTCGCCAGATAGGTGGTGTATGACAAGAAATACAAATAGAAATACCATTATTTTCATCATATCTTAATGCTTTACTATGTGATTTATAAATAAAATGATGGATACAATGAGCAGGTTTTCCACAAATTA